AGCCTCAGACTTACCTAGAAGCTCAGAAGCCTTAAGACGGATTGGTAATGGTATATTACCTTCTGGTATTGGTACGCCATTAGCATCAAACTCTTCACGCCGATGGGTATTTAATTAAGAAAGGTGAGGAGCTTTTACGGACGCCATTAATTATTGAGGCGATAAAAGAGAGAACTAAATATATGACAGATCTTAAATCTACAATAGCAACGCGAGAAGAAAGGCAAAAGCTTTGGACTGACATTATGAAAAATCAAGATCCCCATCGGCGTGAAGAGTTTGATGCTAATGGCGTACCAATACCAGAAGGTAATATACCATTACCAATCCGTCTTAAGGCTTCTGAGCTTCTAGGTAAGTCTGAGGCTGACTTTGTGGATAAAGTAGATATGAGTACGACAGTGAGTCTTTCTGAAATTATTTTGAAGTCGTATGATAATGGATCTGGAAAATCGCTTGAAGATATTGAGGCAGAGTATATGGCGCTTCAAGATAGAAAAGAAATTATGGATAAAGCGGTGCAAGCAATACCTGAGTCGTTAGAGGATTTAATATGAGTATTAAAGTTAAAATTAAAAAAGATGATGGTTTAGTAGAGAAGGGTAATATTGATTTAACTCGAAGGCCCACAGTTCAAAATGATGATGGGTCTGTATCTACAGTTAGAAGTATGGGCATAACGGATAAAGGTGTGGAGGTATTAATTCCTACAGTACATCCCGAAGGTCGGATAATGAGTGACCAAGAAGCGGTTCAGCATTATAAAACTACAGGTCAGCATTTAGGAAAATTTAAAACTATTAAACATAGTAATGATTACGCAGAGCAATTACATAAAGACCAAGAGCAGATGTATGGAAACTAAGTCTGATTTTAATATTAATATTCAGAGATCCTACAATAAGCCAATATCTTTGCAGCCGAGTGACATTACAAAACTTTGGAGACATAGACCTAAGATATTTTTTAAGGATGCGTTTGACGTAACACTCGATGCCTGGCAGGAAGATTGTGTTCAATTATATATGGAGAATCAGAGATTGGCATTAGTCGCATCGAAAGGGCCAGGAAAAACATTCTTCCTATCTATGATTGGATGGCACTTCTTTGCCACAAGATATCAGCCAAAAATGGCGGCACTATCAGTAACTAAAGATCACTTGATGGCAAACCTTTGGGCAGAGCTTTTGAAGTGGCGCGCTAGATCTCCACTACTTGTGCAATCTACAAATGAGGGTTTTAGTAAAATTACAATGAAAGGACATGAGGGATACTCATTTATCGATGCCCGATCATTTCCAAAACAAGCAGATGAGTCTCAGCAGGCATCAGCACTAGCAGGACTTCACTCCGATAACGTGGCATTTCTAATCGATGAGGCAGGTACAATTCCAGATTCAGTTTTAGCTACGGCAGATGCAGCACTTTCTACAGGAGATTCAGATACCAAGTGCGCCAAACTTCTAGTGACAGCAAACCCCGAGGAGCCTAAAGGTATTATCTATAGGGCATATATGGGTAGGTCAGTACAGAAATGGGCAGTATATACCATCTCAGGAGATCCAGATGATCCAAAGCGTGCGCCGAGGGTAAGTAAAGATTGGGCCAGAGAACAGATAGAAACCTATGGAAAAGAAGATCCATGGGTAATGGTTAACGTATATGGTAAGTATCCTAATATATCTTCTAGTCTATTAATAACAGAACAAGAGATTCATGAGGCGATGAATAGGGATGTAGATAGTAAGGTTATAAAAAACGCGCAACATAGAATGGGAATCGACGTAGCTAGGGGCGGTATCGATAGAACAGTATTTGCTAGGCGCAAAGGTTTAAAGGCATATCCTCTTGAAGCTATATCATCTGATGTTTATGGCCCTGAGCTTGCAGGTAAAGCAGCCTTCATGCAACAAGACTATGGAGTAGAAAGATTGTTTGTGGATAATACAGGAGGATATGGATCTTCAGTTATCGATAGTCTTCAACTATTTCCAAACCTAGATGTAACTCCAGTAGTCTACAATGCTAAAGCCCAGGATCGAAGACACTATAATAAGAGAACAGAGATGTGGGTTAGAATGAGGGATTGGATTAGAAAAGGTGGATGCCTGCCTAAAGATCCAACATTGGCAGAAGAACTTATGATGCCTAAACTTAACTTCCATGGTGGGGTATTTAGATTAGAGGAAAAAGAGCAGATCAAATCAAGACTAGGCAGATCCCCCGATAAAGCTGACGCATTGGCTCAGACGTTTGCAGATGTGGAGCAACCAAGCTTTTTCTCAGATTTTTCTGGGTCTGCGGCAGGAAGTCGTGATATTACTGATGAAGAGTTTGTTGAAATGTGGAACAAACAAAATAGATCTGGCTATCTATCAGATCAATCTCACATTGACAAATTCTTCAGACCAGCGCCTAATTATAAAGCGTAGGAGATTTTATGGCAAATTTTTTTGGTGGAATTGGAACAGCAGCAGAGACTATGGGGATCACAGCCCCACGTGTAACTTTTAGCGCCCAAGATAAAGCAATAGCAGGAACAGTACTTGGAGCAGCCGTTGGATTTGCAGCAGGAGGCCCGGTAGGTGCAATGGCCGGCGCATCTATCGGTGGAGGAATTGGTGGAGCTATAGCATCCCAACAAACACAAGAAGAAAATCTTGCCGATGCTCAAAGAGCAGCAGAGAAAGCCCGTAGAGATCAATTAACAAAAGAATTCGGAGCTAAACAACAAGCCGAGTCTATGGCTTTAGCAAATTTAAGTAGATCAGGATCATCTAAAACAGGCGGTGTAGCAAATGCGCCAGGGTTTATTGGATCTAACATATCAACAGCAGGAACATTTTAAAGGATAATATATGGCCGCAAAGGTTAAAATTAAAAAGAAAACTACATTTCCTACAACAATGGAAATAAAACCGAACAGTATGATCGGGGCTAATCTCGGATCTTTGGCAGGCGCAGTACCTTCTGCTAATCTCGGATCTTTGGCAGGCGCAGTACCTTCTGCTAATGTAGGATCTTTAGGTGGGGCAGTACCTTCTGCGAATATAATGGGCGCTCAACCTGTACCACAAGCCGATAATATTTCTCAGCAAAAAGATATTATGGAAATGCAGAAAGCTAAAGTAACTGCACAAATGCCACAACAACAACCAGTACAACAGATGGTTCAAAAAGCTAAAGCTAAAGTTAAAGCTAAAATTACAGAACCATTGAGCGCGCAGTCATGGGTAAATATGGGTAATCAACCATCTGAGTACCAAAACTATCTTGCAGCCTGGAATGAGAAATTCGGGAAAAAGGCTAAATAGCCATGGCTAAATTATCTTACGCAGAAGTCGAAGGACTTCGGAGTTCATTACGCAATGAGCTATCAAAGCAATTACCTACGTGGAAATTACTTTCTAAATACATAGCTCCAGAAAGATATAAGGATGATCTCAGCAATAAAGATAATGGCACTCGTAAAGATAGAAGTATTATCAAGAATCAAGCAGGAAGATCTTTAAGAACTTTTGTATCTGGGATGATGAATGGGGCCACACCAAGATCTCGCCCATGGTTTAACTTAACTGTTAATAACACTAAGAAAGCTAATTCATCTGCATCAAGAAGATATTTTTCTGAAGCTGAAGCAATATTAAATTCACATTTTCAAGTTTCTAACCTTTACAGAATTCTACCTTTAGCTTATAAAGACGTAGGAATTTTTTCAAATAGTGCTTTTGCCATGCTCCCACACCCTAGGTATGGTTTTTATTTCTATCCTTTTGCGATAGGAACTTATGCTTTTGCTTGCGATGCCGAAGGAAATACCAATACATTTACTAGGGATTTCTCTTTATCGGTTCGCCAAGTTGTAGATCAATACGCAAAATTAAAACCAAATGGTCAGATCGATTGGACTAATATTCCAATGAGCGTTAAGACACATTGGGATAATGCTAGATACTTAGAAACTATTATTCTTACTAATGTTATCGTTCCGAATCCAAGCTTTGATCCAAGAAAACAATCCTTAGATCCGTTAGATAAGAAATTTCAGTCGTATACTTATGTCCAATCGGTGGGATCTAATCTTCCTCCTCAGTCATCTTCTGGTTTTAGAAATGAAGTAATGACAGCCGAGAAACAATTTATTAAGCAAAGTGGTTTTGATTATTTCCCTATCATTACTCCAAGATGGGAAGTAGCCCCCGAAGAAAACTATGGAGTTGATGGGCCAGGATCAATCGCTTTAGCAGATATCATGACACTACAGGAAATGGAAAAGTATAGACTTGAAGCGGTAGCTAAACTAGTTAAGCCGCCAATGGTGGGCCATGCTTCATTAAGAAGACACCAAGCTTCTATCCTCGCAGGTGGAATTACTTATGTTGACGATCAAGGTGCATTGGCCGGATTTAAACCTGCCTTTGAACTTAATCCAAACCTTGCAGATCTAATTGCAGACCAAAGAGAATATACCGAATCTATCAGATCCGCATTTTATGAAGATCTATTCTTAATGCTATCAGGCGATAAGACAGTTTCCCACGTTACGGCAAGGGAGATCGACGAAAAGGCATCCGAAAGAATGTCTACATTAGCACCAGTATTAGGGCAATGGGATCAAGATTTAAGCTCAAAACTTATAGATAACGCTCAATTAATTTTAGAACAAGCAGGTCGTATGCCTGTTAAGCCTAAAGAATTAGAGGGCGAACAATTAAGACCTGAGTATATTTCTATCTTAGCTCAGGCTGCCAAAGTTTCTATGATGAATTCTCTTGAACGATTTGCCAACTACACAACAAGTATGGCAACATCTCAACAAGATCCGGCCCTACTTAAACTTTTAAATGGTGAAGCCGCGATTAGAAAATATGCAGATTATGTAGCGATTGATCCTACATTAGTTTTAGACGAAGATGAATTTAGCAAAGTAAGACAAGGTATTGCAGATCAACAAATGCAAGCCCAGGCCGCAGCAGCACAACAGCAGCAAGCAGCAACAGCTAAAGATTTATCGGCAGCTAAAATAGGTGAAGGTTCTATGCTAGATACAATGCTAACAGCTTCAAGAGTATAGAGGGATAATGGACATTAAAGGTTTAATTACACGCGACAGAAGTGACGTTGAATGGGTAACATCAACTGAACAAGGAAGGAGGTTGATGTGGAATATACTATCCCACTGTGGGATCTACAGAGACATCGAAGGTTCATCTGATGAAATGCTTAAGCAAGTTGGTAGGAGACAAGTCGGATTATATTTATTAGGATTAATATCAGATGCTTCAGAAGATCGTATTTTCGATATGATGAGAGAAGCCAAAAATAGATCAATTGAGGAGAAACTAGAGTATGAGCGAACAATCAGAAGTAAAGACGGAACAACCATCGACGACATCATCGGAGAGTTCCCAACCTATTCAAACGGAAATTCCGAAGGACTCTTCTGAGCAGCCGGAAGTAAAATCCGAAGTACAATCTTCTCCGGCAGAAGCGGCCAGCAAAGAAACTCCAGAACAAAAAGTTGAAGATCAATTTGAAGAATACGAATTGGAACTTCCAGAGAATTCGTCATTAACAGTCGAAGATTTAAATCAAATTGCAGAAGAGGCTTCTAAGTTAGGATTAACTAAAGCTGAAGCTGAAAAGCTAATTGCATCAAGAGAAGGTCTTTATCAAAGAGGATTATCTAAAGCTGAAGAAGTTTATGTAGCTAAAATACAAAAAGCTAGACATGAAATTGAATCTCACCCTGATTTTAGTGGAGATAAAAAAGTAGAAACATTTGCAGCAATCAATAGAGCGGTGACTAAGTTTGGAGATCCTGAGCTTATCAATCTGTTAAATACTCCAGAAGTAGGTAACAATATTGTAATTGCTAAGTTTTTAAAGAGACTCGGAGATGCTATTGCACCTGACACAATACCTGGAAAAGGTACTACATCAGCTGAAAGCAATTCCGAGAGTAATACTTTGAAAGCGTTATACCCAGATTTTTATAAATAATTTTAAAAATAAATGTTGACTCTGTACTAAAGTCGGATGATTCTTAAATAATTGAAAGCCTAGTGTCGCTTATAAAAGGAAAATAAATATGGCTCTACTATCTGCAAGTTACCCTACCCTTCTCGATTTGGCTAATATGCCTGAGAACAAAGATGTTTCTGAAGTTGTAAATCTCTTAGCTGCTCAAAATCCAATCTTGGAAGATGCTGCTGCTTTCGAGTGTAACAGAGGTTTATCTCACGAAACTACAGTTAAGACAGGTCTTCCTTCTGTAACTTGGGGTCGTCTATATAAAGGTATTCCTGCCGGTAAAGGCAATATGCAAACTGTTAAAGATACAACAGGGTTCGTAAACTCTGCTGCTGAAGTTGACAGTCGCTATGTTGATATCTTTGAAAAAGCTGAAGAGAAAGCTTCTGCTCGTATGGAAATGGCAGCTGACCATCTTGAAGCTATGGCTCAAGAAGCTGCTACTGCAATTTTCTACCACGATTCATCTGTAGATCCTGCTAAGCCAATGGGTCTTTCTCCACGTTTCAATTCTTTGTCTGCTGAAAACGCATCACAAATTATCAATGGTGGTGGTTCTGGTCTTGATAACACTCCAATGTGGATGATTACTTGGGACAAGAGATCTTGTCACTTGATCTACCCTAAAGGTCATAAAGCCGGTATCGAAAGAAAAGATCGCGGCCTTATCCCTGTTACAGATGCAAACGGAGATCGCTTCATGGCTTATCGTGAAGAGTTTTCTTGGCACTTTGGATTGTCTGTTCGTAACTGGCAGTACATTTCTCGTGTATGTAACATCGACGTATCAGATCTTAAAATCAACGCTGCTACAGGTGCAAACGTAATTAACCTATTAACTGAAGCTTACTACGCTCATAAAGGTCGCCGTACTTCAATGGGTAAAACATTCATCTACATGAATACTACTCTTGTTAAGTTTTTAGATTACCAAGCTCGTCTTGCTACAAACACAAACCTGTTCCTTACTTTTGATAAGTACGGCCCTAATTCTAAAGAAGTGCTACACTTCCGAGGAATCCCGATTCGTGAGTGTGATGCAATTCTTAATAGCGAAGATGTAGTGGTTTAATAACTTAAATACTTAAAGAGGTTTTATATGATTTTAGATTCAAACGTACTTTTTTCGGATGCACAAGCGATCACCGCTTCTGCTGCATCTACTAACGTAATCGATCTTGGAGCTACGGGCAAAACAGCTTATGGCCAAGTTCAACTTGTAAGAAATCTTGGTAAAGGTGGAGAAATTCCACTTCTTATCCAAGTAGTTGAAACATTCGCAGGATGCACATCTGTAACAGCTATTGTTCAAACAGATGATAACTCAGCGTTTTCATCTCCAAAAGATATCCAAGCTCTTACAGTTCCTCTTGCTGAACTTAAGAAAGGCTATATCTTCTGCGATGACGATCTTCCAAGAGGCATCAAAGAGCGTTACCTCCGCATTTACTTTACTGTTGTTGGAGGCCCTGCTTCTGCCGGTAAAATTACTGCTGGAATCGTTGGCGCTGTTGACGGATCTTACGTAGGTTAATTACAATTAAATTAGTCTGTAGGTGCGCTCTAGTGGCGCACCTTTTATTTTAACCTATTGAGGAGTCCTTATGTCTAGCGAACAACAAGTATCAGTTATAGTCGAAGCAATTTCACAAGGCTATTATAAAGGTAAAGTAATTAATCCTGGAGAGAAATTTCTTCTTGAGTGCAAACTTCACAATGGTAAATTTCCTCTATGGGTTAAAGTACCAGAAGAATTTAAAGCCACTAAAAAAGCTCATTCGCATAAAAACAAAAATCATGAAGTAAACGAAGTTATCTAAGTTATGGGGGTTTAGCGTGCTTTACAAAACTGACATTGCAAACCTTGCTCTTGGAAAACTAGGCGTATCATTATCCATCGTCGATCTTGAAACAGAAAATACTCAACAAGCTAAAGTAGTCAGGCGTCATTTTAGAATGGCGCTTGATGCTATTCTTGAATTGCATAACTGGAGTTTTGCTACTCAATACCAAGCACTCGCACTTCATTCAGAAGATCCAGGAGATGGATATGGTTATGCGTATGTAATGCCGTCAGATGCTTTAGTCATTCGTCAGATTGCTTCAGATGGGATTTTTCCTAGAGTGAATCAATATGAAAGTGAAAAAGAAAAGTGGCAAGAAGTTTATTCGAGTATGGGCCAATTAATATATACAGATGTTCAAGACGCGTATGCAAAATATACGACTAGGCTTCCTGACAGTATTGCATTTCCAAACTATTTTGGTAGAGCCTTCGCAGCCCAATTAGCTTTAGATATTGCTCCTTCCCTTATTACCAATAATTTTGGTAAAGTTAGAGACACGCTTTATATCAGCGCAAAGAATGATATATCACTTGGTATTGCCGAAGATCTTGGTAGGCAACCACTACAGGAGGACTCGCTTAGTCCGTTTATTCGTGCTAGGCTTTAAGCTATGGCATCAGGAAAACAACTATCATTTCAATACGGCGAAGTCTCCCCCTCTTTAAGATACCGATCTGATGCAGTTTCGTATGCGTCAGGTTTAGGAAAATTAAAAAACATGTTTGTTCGGAGAGCAGGTGGTGTAAGCAATAGACCTGGCTTTGAATTTGTGGAATATTGTTCTAGTCAAAAAGATATTCCGGTAGCAGGCGATAATATGGGGATCAAAGCGTATACGTTTTGGTCTGTATATGAGAATAAATGGAAAACAATTAAGTATGCGAATTACAGTTTAACAACCACACCTTCTTATCTTTTTGATGTAGATGGGGTAGGTACTGTAATTGAAGGATCAATAGCATTAAGTAGTGCCGCAATAGAAGGCCCATCACCAGACAAATTAAGATTTACCAATCTAAAAGATCAAATTTTTATAACACCTAATCTTGAGTTAACTGCCGCATCATCTCCGGGATGGCAAAAAGTAAATGCTGCATTTAATATGAAGACTCAAGTATTAGAGAATAATTTTGGTAGAAAATTTAACACAGCCGTATTAACGGCAGGATCGGCGTATGGATGGTCAGGTTCAGCACCTTATCTACCTGTCACATATTTAGTTACAGTAACAATGGTCGACGGGACAGAAACTTTTCTATTAATACAGGGAACAACAGGATACGTTCCAGGAACTACAGCATCAACAGCATCTAACATCCATTATCCAACATCTGCTCTTACAGCGTATTTAAAGATAAATATTGCTACAGCTTTAAACGCTGATGCAGGAATTAAAACTTTCAATTTTTACAGAGCGGCAGGGGTTAATGGATTAGATTCATATTTTAAATTAGCAGGAAGAGTAAAGTACACTCAAGGTGCAGGAACAGTAGTATTTAATGACTTCGGCGCAGATGATCCTTCAGTAACTCCTCCTTTAGACGGTTTTGATATATTAAGTATGTCAGGATTAAACCCATTAAAAGGGATGAAATCGGCAGCGTATTATCAACAAAGATTAATAATGGCTCCAGAAGCAGGGGTGGTTGATAGTATTAAAGTTGGTGACGTCATTGCTTCAAAAATTGGTGTACCAAATCAAATCGTATCCCCGATTGTTTTTAACAATACTGATGCTTTTAAATTTAGTATTCCTATTACAGATGGCACTCCCATTGTAGCTATGCTCGCAATGGAAAGATTAATTCTATTTACTGAAAAAGGCGTATATGTCGCAAGAGGTGCAGAGCAAGGCATACTCACACCGACTACAGTAAATCCTCTGATAATATCACAGGAAGGATGTTCTTCAAACGTAGAACCTAAGATGAGTGGAAAACGTGGATACTTCTTAAATAATAATCATACTAAATTAATGGCTATTGAATTTGGCATTGATGGAAATTTGACAGTATTTGAATCCTCTCTTTTATCAGATCATTTTTTACAAGAAGATATTGTTCAGATCGAAGTAATTGGAAATGCCGAAAACACAGTTTATCTTTTACGTCGAGATGGAAAGCTCGTGCAGATAACTATAGCTGATGAAGGGTCTAATGGCTATTCTCTTATAGAAACTGACGGACACATTGAAAGCATATATAGAGGAAAAGCTAAAAGAAAATATCCTCCTACTGCTACAGACTTAGACAATACTGAAAAATACTATGATGTACTGATGGCTTACATTATACGAAATGGCCAACGTGTTTTAGAAAGACTAACAATCCGAGATGATAAAAATAGAGAAGGGGAATTTTTTGCCGATGCTTTTGGATCTTTTGGAACTAGATTAGCTAAGTACGGAAGTGGCGGCTATACTAAAGTAACCACAGGTGGGGTTTATACTTCATACAACACTCGAATTAATATCCCAACTCCTGCATCTTGGACGGCAGGAAGTATAATACCTATATGGGCAGATAATGCCTTCTTATTTATAACAGAAGAAGATGATAAATCTGGAGTTATTCATTTTTTCTACGACGATGAAAATGGGGAAGAACAATACGCCAGATACATTGTTCAGAAAAATTCTATGTTTTCTACAGGAAATGCAACATTTCCGACAGGATGGTTAGGCTATTTTGAAGTAGATGTTCCAGAAGTATTACGTGATGTAAATTCTCAAAATTTATCCACATTAGAAAAAACTCAAATACAAACAAGATGGCTTCCGGCTATCAAAAGAATTATAGGATCTCCTTTAAATGGTGCGGCAATTGCATTAATGCCAAACCCAATACCATTTAATCCTTCAACAGGATATGAGATCCAACATAAACCAGTCGTAGTTGTAGCGGATGGTGAAGTATTGTCTTCGCCAAATAATCCATTCATGCCTACATTATACTTAGATTCAGATGAATTTGGGGAATATTGGATCGATCTTCCAGACTACTATTCTTACGGGTATGTAGGTATTCCTTATGAATCTGAATTTGAAACATTAGATCTTGAGACAGCAGGTGAAAGAACTTTGACCGATTCTAAAAAGCTACTCAATGCGGTGGGTGTAGGGTTTATGGAAACTCGGGGTGGGTTTTATGGTATGCCGGATCAAGATGTAGAAAATATGGAGCAATTTGCGCATAGAGATAATAGCTCGATGAATGACCAAACTGAAAACATGAATGGGCATTTAGTGGTAAATGTACCTGCTGCTTGGACAGAAGCAGGACGAGTTAATATTAAGCAGGTAGATCCTGCACCAATGACAATTCTATCAGTATATCCTAAAGGGATATCAGGAGATTAACGTGGCAGATAATTCTAATGTAGGTAGTTACATAGGACAACAATTCCAAAATCCTTTTTCTAAAAGAGAAGAGTATGTAACCATAACAGGAGTAGATTCCGTAAAACAACAATACTCAGGCAAAACAAAAAGTGGTAAAACAATTTCTTGGAGTGAAAAAGCTCCACCACAAATAGATTACGGAGGATCATCTACCGCAGGAGTTGAATCGGTATCATCAGGAACTATCCCACAAAATCTTGACTATGTCGGTAATAAAACATCTTTAGCACCAGGCGTATTAAGTGCAGATACGGGATCTATTCCTAAGCCAACTACTCCGGCAATCACCCCAGACTCCGAAGTGGCAAAGCAATTACAATTACAGCCGGTTGAACGCCTTGAAGCCGCATACTTGGCGTTGCTGCAAGTTTTGTTAATTGCATTTCTTGTGGAGATCTGAGTCCCATTTAATTCTCCTATAAGAATAGAGG